GACTCCAATTTATTATTTAAAAAAAAAATTTGGATATAACTGTAAAATAGTTTGTATATCGTCAATAGCATCTATAATATCACTCTGGTAGGGCTTTATTATCAAATTTTCAAAGAGATTTTGTGCGTTTTTTATCTCTTCTGCATTCGACCCTAGCCCTTGATTACCGTCTCTTATACCAACTAATAGAGGTGAAGTAATTCTATGACCTAGTAATAGCTTACGAGTACACTCTTCGCTGATATATTGGTATACATCTGCTGCATCGCTTACTGATATGTCCTCTATTGTAGTCTTGTTTTCAGCACTATCTGAGAAGCTAACAATGACTTTTTCACCATTCGCCCCTGTTAATTTGTCTAAAATCTGCTGTTTTATCATGTTTTGCTTCTCTGGAGTAGGCACACCATTAGTAAAACTGACTAATTTTGTCCCTGAGAAGGAATTATCTACCTCATTTACTAGGTATTCGCTTATAGAACACTCTAATTTTCCATAATTTAGCGACCCTATCCAGTCTGGTACGTTATAATAGTGCATTGAAGGTATATGTCTACGAATTATATACACTTCATTAGTAGCTCCAGAGCCAAAAACTGGTATTCTAGTTAGTTTATCGCCTTTTTTATACTCAGACCACTTAGGGTGGTAGTAATAAGCATTTATTTTGCCTTTTTTATCGCATTTTTCAGCTCTTAGAGTCTCTCTGTTAAAATGAGATACATCTACGACCTTTTTGTTGTTATAAGTTACTTGAAAAGCAGCCTCACCTAATAATTTAAGGTCTAAAGCTATTCTTTTAAGGTCTTTTTTCTTAAAAAGCTGTATAAACTTAGCATATTCGTCTGGTTTTCTATTTGAGTCCAGTGCTGAGAAGCCTTTTCCTACTATTTGGTTAACAACTCCTGAAATAATAGAGTGGGAGGTAGGACTGTTTAAATAAACGTCTATCAACTCGCTATAAAAATCGTTGTTGTCTCCCCAAGAGATAAAATCCTCATTAACGTCCTCAATAATCTCTGGAGTTTGATAAGCTGCTAAATTTACTATGTGAAAATCGCTGTTATTCATAAACTAGGTAGTCATTTGTGCTACTGGTTTCAAAAGTGTACTTACCAGTATTAATTGAGTAAGTTGAAGCACTTTGGTCAGTAACGAATAATTTATCTCTATATAAAACAGCGTTTGTAGCAGTATTTGTTATCTCTAGCGTGTAAGTTTGGTCTTTATTTGCATCAAAACCAAATGTAGCAGTATAAGTGTAATAATACTTCAGTGCTGTAAATGAGCTTACTGTTTGATTGTAAACTTCTGTGTTTTGTTGTTCGTTTTTTATTAAAACTTTAAAAATAGCCGAACCAGTAGGGCTGTATACTTTGGGAATAAAGTTTAACGTATGACTTGACGAACTTCTGTCTAATATCGTCATGCTTTATTCTATTATATACGTTGCTAAACCAGATTTAACTCTTTTTGTCTTTTTTAAAATATCCAGAGCATCTTCTAGCTCTACTTCTTTTAAAAATTGTGCTGAAGTGATTGTTTTCCATTCACTTTCATTAAAAGCCTTACGCTTTATATTTTTTTCTTTTAATGTTTTGCTTTTCTTCATATTTTTTAATTTATTATGTTTTGTGAGGGGTGGCAATTAAGACTCACCCCTTAACAAAACACAAAGTATTTCTAGCTGTTTGTACCTACAGTAATTGTTTCAGTACAACTAGACCAGCCAGCAGCTGGATTAGAACTAGTACTACCATCACAAAAGTTAGGTGGTAAAAGTTCTTCAGAAGTAAATTCTAGAGTGTATTGAGAAGCATCTCCCATAGCTCCACCAGTCTCCATAGTGGCAGAAGTCAGTTCGCACCCATGCTCTTTTCCGATTAGGAAAAAGTTAGAATTTCTATCCTCTACTATAATTTGAGGACGACCATAAGCTAGTAGCTTAAGCTCTTTATTGTCCTCTTTCGTTAGTTTTGGTAACGATAACGATAATACAGTTGAAAAGTAAGCTGTGCCAGCATCTCTACTAACATTAGCTGTTGTTACCATTGTATTACCACTACCTTTAACGTCATATTGGAATAAAGTTACAGTACCTGAAGCATCTGTAACCTCATCGTTAGACCCAGTTGTGATTGTGCCTAACCCATCATAATCGCATAACCAAACCCTATTAATACCACCGACTACGTCCTTGCAGTTAGTAGCTCTACCTTTAGTAATTAAACAAGCCATAATTTTATAAGTTATTGGTTATTAGTTAGTTAGTTAGACAATTATTATGTATAATATACAATCTCAGCACCGTTAGCGATATTAACACCAGCAGAACCTCTTAAGATTACTCTTGAATTTTGAGAGCCATCATATTTACTCATGTCTATAACAGACACTTGGTTTAATTCGCTGAATAAAGCTGTAGAAAATATTAAATTTGATTTTCTAGTTGCAATCATATCGTTATCAGGCATACCTGGAGCGTGGAATACTTTAACTCCTTCGAAGAATAGCTCTTGCTGTCCTCTATACCATTGTGGTCCTTCGTCTTTTATACCAGCAGCACCGAGTCCTGAGGCACCAAATCCTCCTAAACTTGAAACGTATTTTTTGAAAATATTTGTAGATACATATAAGTATAAGTCATCTGCTCCCCAAACAGTGTTAGGTATTGCCGAAGTCACTTTACCCATCTCAGTGACACAATTAGAAGCTGTCACAGTAGTACCAGTAACGTCAACAACATCTGAGTCAGCAGCAGCTAAAACAGTGATTCCATTATAAACACCTGAAGTAGCAGTAGCTCCTTGCCAAATGTTATTCTCTTGAGCAGCAGCAACTTTTTGAACAACATGCTCAATGATAAAATCGCCTAAGTCTTTAGCGATTCCACTTTTGATACCCTTCATTTGAAGAGACTCCCAAGTTGTACGATAGTTTTTAGTACAAAGTTCAAGGTTTACTTGAAATTCTTCTGGTTGAAGAACAATCTCAGTAGTAGTTAGCGTACCTGTAGCACTGAAGTCACAAGTAGCATCTTTAATTAAGTTAGCGTCTGAGTTAAGGACCTGAATTACTTCTTTTCCTTGAATATTATCTCTAATATCTATAACACCAGCAGCTAATGTTTTTCCTGACAGTAAAGCAGCCGACATGTAGCCAGCAGCCTTCTTACCTGCGTAAGTGTTATCAGTAAATGTATGCGTAGTAGCCATAATTTAAAATTTATTTATTAGTTATTATATTGTTGAATTATTTGGTGAACTAAACGAGCGTGAGCAGACTGGTGAGTAGGTATGTTTAACTCATTATCAGTAACAGCTTCTGGATTGTGTGCAATAGGTTCTACAACCTCAGCAGACATTTCCACTTCGTTTACTTCTTCTTCTTCTTTTTTGCTTTCTATCATAGCCTTTAATTCAGCAATGCTAGAACTTAATTTCTCGACCTCTTCTTTAGTAGCGTAAACCACTTTGTGAGTCGTTTCTTCTGACTTAACAGAAGTAGGTTCTTCTGCAGCTTCAACGTCTTCTTTTTCTTCAGTAGACGCTTCTTCTTCAGACCCAGCTTCTTTAATCTCTCCAATTATACCTTCTTCTGTAACTGATAATATTTTGCCATCTTCTAAAGTATACTCACCGACTGGAAGGGCTATTTTTTCTTCACCTTCGCCAACGATAAATACTTCTTTATTAGCTTCAAAACTTTCAGCCTCAATTTCAGTACCATTGTCAAGTTTCATAGTAGCTAGCTCAACCTCTTTAGAAACCTCTTTTTCAGACGTTTCTTCTGTTAGTTCTATTCCTAGAACCTTTTTAATTTCGGTAAGTATTTCTGTAGCTTTCATTTCTATAAAATGTTATATATATATAACGTTTGACAAAGCCAAAGTCGGTCATATTTTTACACCTTTTTTTAAATAGCACCTATTCCCTGAGCATGGTTCTCTCCAGTACAGCATTTTTTATCATAAGTTTTCTTGTCTGGACATAAACAAGCCCTGTTTCCACCCTTACGATTTATATTACTAACTGTTCTGAATTTTTTACGCTTCATTTTTTAATATTTTGCTAATTTGTTCAACTAAAGCTGAAGCCTCAGCCTCTTCTTTTATAGTTTTATCTTTTGGTCTTTCCATTTTATCAGTAAAGAAGGCTTCAATAGAAAATCCTTTTACTTTTCCTTTTTTTACATACTCATTCCAAACCTCATCTGAGTTTACTTTCATAGATACAGCCCAAGTTCCTTCTGGAAGTTCCATACCATAAAGAGCAGACTTATCTGTTTTAGAGTCCTCAACAATCCAGCTTTCTACAACGGTTAAACCTTCTAGGTCTACATTGTGTTCTAAAGTGGCATTGTTTTGATTCCCTTTTTTGAAAAATAATTGTGAGGCTTTACGAACTGTATCTTTTGAAAAGAAAATATAATAGTCATCAGAACCCTCTGGACCTTTTCTATATATAGGTTTGTTGGGTGTTAAGGCAGCACCTAATAAGAGTCTTTTTTCTTTATCTATTTCAGCGAGTTTAACCTCATCACTTTTTAAAGCAACCCAGTTCTCTTCAATAGCTGGATTTTCAACAAGGCTAATAGCAGAGATACCATTGTCCTCATTTTCTTCGTCTAATATTAATTCTATAATTTTCATAATTTTTAATTTATTGATTACTTGTTCTACGCCTTTTTGGAGTAACTATAGTACTTCCAGCAGTTCCTGTATAAGATTTAAAATGCCAGTCAAGAGCTTCTATTACTTCTTCTTTGTCTAATTTTAATTCAAAGGATAAGTCGGCTGTCCATTGTGATTTTAGTTTACCGTCTATAATTAATATGATAACTGGTACTGCAGTAATACTCGCTTTTAATTTTGGAGCTTGATTTTCTAATAAGGCGTAGTCTTTTTTTATTGGAATACCATTATACTCCTTTGGCAAAGTGCTTAACTTTACATCGTTTCTTTTATTCCATTCAGCATTAATTTCTAAAAGTTTTATTTCAGGTTGCTGAATACTAAATAAGAACATCGTTAAAATTGCTAAATAATTCATCTCTTCTTTTTTGTAGTGTTAATCTCATATAATCTCTCTTCTATTTTATCTAAGGTTTTACCATTTTCGTCTACCTTTTTTTCTGTATTTAAAATAGTTTCTCTTATTAGCTGGTCTTTCAAGTCATATTCAGTTCTACTTACTTCTGGTTTTGGTAGTTCTTTAGCCTCTTCTATATCAGCTTGTAAGGCAAACCAAAAACCTACTAAGGTGAATATACCTACAGCTATTGCTATTAAAGTTTTTATGCTTACTTGGAATTTTGTCTCTTCGTTTAACTCTTTCATAATTTTAATTTTAACCTAGTGACGCACTTTCTACAATATTTCTATCGAGTGCCTGTGCGCTTGACACTTCGTTAGAAACTACATAAGCCTTAACTGGCTTGTTTTGAGTACCAGCTATAGTTTCAGCTAACTGGTTTTGTGAGTTTGCACCTACTATATTAAAGTCTGGGGGTTGAGAGGCTGGTGTAGCACTTGCAGTAACTCCTAAACTTGGAGAACCTCCACCTCCAGCTGGAGTTTTAGTAGATAATATCTTTTTAACATTTGCCATACCAGCGACAACTGCAGCACCAGCAGCGACAGCTCCTAATGCTGGACCGACCACTGGAATAGCAGCCATAGAGTCATAGGCTTTAGTAGCAGAAGAAAATGTAGAGATAGTTGCAGCAGCAGCAGCAGCAGCTTTTCCAGCAGCACTCTCTTTGCCCATTATTGTAGCCATATCATTTAAAGCACCTCCAGCCATATCTAGCTTTTGCTCTGTAGTTATATCAGCCCACTCTAGTTCTTTTTCAGTAGCATCTTTATTAAGCTCATCTAGTTTTTTGTCTCTAGCAGCTTTTAAGTTTGTTGTATCTAAGCCATTTTGTTCTGCTAGTGCAATAAGATTGTCGTAATGCTCTTGTACTTTTTGAATTTCTAAAGCCCTTCTCTCGTCTTCACTTACAGCCTCAGCGTCTCTTATTTGTTTCTTTAAATCAGCTAAAGTTTTTGCAGCCTCTAAGTCAGCAGCATCTTTAGCGTCTTGGTCAGCTTTCTTTTGAGCATCAATAGCATCTCTAGCAGCTTTGTCTTCAGCTAGTAAGGCAATAGTTTGAGAAGTAACCTCTTTTTGTTTTGTAAGCCTAGCAGTTTCAAGTCTAATGACCTCTGCTTTTAAGTTTGCTTCTTCTTCTAGGTCTTCTTTTGTGGATTTTGATAAGGAGTTTTCTAATACTTTAGCATCTGCTCTTAATTTAGCAGCTTCTATTTCTTTATTTGTTATTTGCTCTTCTAAAGCTCCAGCTTGTTTTAGAAATTCTATTCTTTGCTGAGTATTAAAGTTTTCTTTGTCTACAGCTTTTTCTAATAATTCTGCTCTTTTTCTATCAGCCTCAGCTCTTTCTATAGTTAATTGTCTGGAGGCTTTGTCTGCTTTAGCTCTAGCATCTGCAACTTTAGCAGCATTTTTACCGTCCTGAATAACCTCTTTTCCAAACTCTTTTATTTTTTCAGTAGTATTTTCAACCCCAGTACCAATAGCTAAAAA